AAAAACCTTGAAGCCTACGAGTTTGATCTACGCCGTGTGAAAAAAGCCATTGCCGTTTACAAGCGACACAATAACCGTTAAATCACCGTTTAAACGCTATTTAAACATGGCTGAAAAAGATAAGATAAAGCTCCAACGAGCTAAAACCCCTAATGATTTGCTAAAGATGAAGTTTGAAACGATCCAATTTGAACCCGGTCCATTTTATGACCTACTTGGCCACCCTGAAAAGCGTGGTGTATGGTTGGTTTGGGGACAAAGTCAAAACGGTAAGACTTCATTTATTATGCAGCTTATGAAAGAATTATCCAAGCACGGTAAGGTTATATTCGACTCAATAGAAGAGAGTTATGGGCAAACGTTGCAAAACACCATTATTAGAGAGGGCTTGCAAAATCACAAAAACATATTGTTTCTGCGCAAAGAATCAATGGAAGATTTGAGTGTTCGTTTATCCATGCGCAGAAGCCCTGATTTTGTGCTGATTGACTCCTTTCAATATACCGGATTTTCCTTTAAGGAATACAAGCGCTTTACCGAAAAACATGCCGATAAGCTGATAATATTTACTTCCCAAGCAGACGGGAAGTTGCCTAAAGGTCGCACGGCCGATTCTGTGCGATATGATGTTGATCAGAAATTATTTGTCCGTGGATTTCGTGCCATTTCACTAGGTCGTTTCAAAGGTCCAACGTGCCGCTATACGATTTACGAAAAAGGAGAAAAAGAGTTTTACGGAGATGAAAAAACAAACGAAAATGAAAAACAGATTACAATTTGAAGACGCGCTATTGGCGCTCATTGCAACGGCTATCATGCTGTTTGGTTTATGTGTGTTTGAATTGATAATTATAACAATTTTACTTATTAAATAAAATGAAAAAGTTGATAACAATCGCTTGCTGCCTATTCAGCTTGTCGGCACAAGCTCAAAGGATATACTTTGTTAACCGTGATTGGCAGGATGTGAAATCGCCTATCATCAAGGTTGATTTTAATGGCAAAGAACGGATTTTTATGGTTGATTCAGGCAGTGACATTTCCGTGTTAGATGAATCTTGCAAAATGCCTGACAGCAAGCTGATGGAGTCGGCAGGCACAAAGGTTGCAACCATCAACGGCAATGTAGTGAATAATACTCATGCATACAAGGATAAGGTACTTGGGCGTAACGTGGTGTTTTTCACTAAGGATCTTAGCTACATCAATGCGATGTATGCTGCTAGTGGGATTAAGGTGTATGGTATACTTGGCGCAGACTGGTTGCTTGGCCGTAAGGTTGTGGTTGACTATGGTAGTCGGGTTTTGGTAGTTGGAAATTGACGTAAAACTAGATAGATATGAGCAATAAAGGACTAGAAAGAATGCAAATCCTTATGAATGAAATTAGGGCATGGTCTGATTTGCAATTCGACAACGGTATTTTTAGACCTTCAAGGTCGTTAGCTATAAGCAAACATCTACAAAGGGAGGCAAAGGAGCTTACAGTAGCGCTTGAAAAATATGGCGAATCAGGATGTTATGCGCCTGTTATGGAAGAATTAGCGGATGTATTGATATTACTCCTAGACGTCGCGACACATACTGGTAATGACGTTGATGCATTGGTAACAGCCGCAAACAACAAGCTGCAAATAAATAAAAAAAGGAAATGGGGAGAGCCTGATACAGAAGGTGTTATTGAGCATATTGATAATGATGATTAACGTAAAATTAGATGAAATGAAAAATTGGAAATATGAAAAAGTACCCGAACCATTTAATACGGTTGAGGGACGAAATTTTAAAGTCTATGAGGACACTGAAAATAAGTTCCCTATCTGCTCATTACCATGCTCAACAGCTGAAACGCAGTCAGTACAGTTGATTGATAAGCAAAAACGGAACGCGCGTATAATTGCAGCAGCTCCGGAGATATTGGATGCTTTGATTTTGATGTACGAACAATTTAAAGATTCCATCGGGAATAACGAAAACGCTTATGATGCAATAGCTGTCAAGAAGGCACAGAAAGCAATTAATAAAGCATTAGGAATTAACGAATAATTAACCACAGATGAACAAAACCAATAAAACCAATTACGCTCGCTTTTACAGCCTCCTCAAGCAGATGCCTGGAGCTGGAACGATGGATGCAAAATCGTTGAAAGAAGACTTAGTTTGGCAGTTTACCAACCTACGAACACAGTCGCTTAAAGAGATGAGAGATAGCGAGTACAATAACATGTGTGCGCATATGCAGCAACTGGTTGACAAGCATAACGCTAAGATTAAGAAGCCTTTGTCTGAACAAGAACGTGCGATTAAAGCCGCTAGGAGTGCCGTTTTGAAGCGGCTACAACAAATGGGCATTGATACAACCGACTTCGCTAAGGTTGATCAGTTTTGCATGATAAATAAGATTGCCGGCAAGCTATTTCGGCATCTTACACTCGATGAGCTGAAAGGCTTGATCCCGAAGCTAGAAGCCATGATGGCTAAAGGTTACGGCAAGAATAATACCAACTTCCCTATCTGCCTTAATTAATAATGGAAACCGAAATTAATAACGTGCGTGCCGAAATTGAGGCACGCATGAACAGAAAGAAAGAGCTGATCGAAAGACTAAATCGCATTGCTCGTAATATTGACAGAATAGCAGACAAGCTCTACAATCCGTCTGATTACACAGGTAGTGAGTATAACGATCTGTACGACAAGTATAAAGAATTGGATATACTTTATACCAACCTCGAAAATCAAATCAAAATAGAATTTCCTCACAAAGACATGCCGCAGACTTTAGAGGAGATTCGACAGAATAATAATTTATTGAATATTTAAAAAAAATCAATTATGAAAGAGTTATCTAACGATGAGCGAAAAAAAATCGCTGAGCAGTACTTAGCCGAACAGGCTAAGGAGGCTAAGAAAAAAGAAGCTGAAAAGGCCGGTTACGAAAAGAAGCGTGACAAGTTTGTAACATCCAATTTTGCTAAGCTCCAAAAGCTAAGCAAGCAAATGCTTGATTTGAAAAATAAAATATTCGAGGAAGCTGATGAGATCATTCAGCTTAAGAATGAAATGTTCAAGGTTAAGGATGGTCGTAGAAGTGACACGTTTACCACGCCTGATGGCGGCATAAGCATCAAAATAGGTAATCGTGTGTACGAGGGTTGGGATGATCAGGCAGAGATTGGCATCGAAAAGGTTAAGCAGTACCTTACATCACTATCCAGGGATGAAGAGACGGCTATACTCGTTGACACGGTGATGGGTTTGCTTGCGCGTGATCGTAAGGGAACTCTAAAAGCAAGCAAGGTACTCGAGCTGCAACGCATTGCAACCAAAATCAAAGATCCTCTATTCCTGGAGGGTATAAAAATGATTGCAGATGCTTATAGGCCTAATCCGTCATGCCTCTTTATCGAGGTTGTATACAAGGATGAGCACGGCACTAAACGTTCACTGCCTCTCTCAATGTCGGCAATGGATATACGTGAGAATGTCAAGTGAATATGTTTACGGACCAACTGGCGGCGGTTGGTCTGTATTTCGCCTCAAACGAAGCCCTTCCGGGCGACTGATAAAAAGAAAACAAATGAAAAAATTTAGCGGTGACAATGCCCGTCAGTTAGCGGCCGATCATCGCAATAAACTCGAAAAAAGATATGGAAAATCAAGAAAGTAAAAAACCGAATAAGATTAAGATGTTTACCGCTATCGTACAGATGCGGTTAAACAAGATGAAACCTTTATCCTTTACCGTGGTTGTCGTTGACCAGGATAACTTAAGCCGGTTGCAGCTTATGGCTGAATGTCAGCATCAAGTAAAGGATCTGCTGATAAACAGCAAGGCGAGGCCTGACCTTGCGCAATATGCAAACGATGCTACCTATATAGTAACATCATTGCTTGAAATACGTCACGATATGATTATAACAACAAAAAAAGATTAATTATGAAAAGTTTATTTATTTGCAAAGTTCGCTACGAAAAAACGATGGAAAACGGTATGAACAAAAAAGTGACAGAGCCTTACATCGTAGATGCACTAAGTTTTACCGAAGCTGAAGCGCGCATTATTGAGGAGATGAAACCGTTTATAACGGGTGAGTTTACCGTCTCTGACATTAGCCGTGCTCATATATCAGAGCTGGTGCCATCACCGGATGGAAATGACGATCGTTGGTACAAGTGCAAGGTAATGTTTGTCACTTTAGACGAAAAATCGGGTGCCGAAAAACGAACGGCCACTTATATGTACGTACAGGCAGCAACGAGCGATATCGCTATGAAACGCTTACATGAACAAATGAAAGAAACAATGGCCGACTACGTGCTTGTTTCCGTGTCAGAGACACCGATTATGGACGTCTTTTTATACGTGCCTAGCAATGAGTAGAGATAGAAAGCCACAGGGTTGCGGTGACCGCCGCAACCCTACCAGTCAGCGAGTGAAATACCTCAATATATCAGTTGCCATCTGCCGTAACTGTAACGGCACCGGCAAGATTGAATATTATGCTGAGAAAGATTTCAGAGAAGAAAACCCAATAACCGAAACATGCAAGTTGTGCAACGGCACCGGCCGTGTAACGTTACAGGGAAAACAAGTAGTAAACATCAAACCATTCGAGTTATGAGTATAGCATTAATCGTTTTTGTCATCGTAATCATAGCATTGATAGTGATATGCTATGCCGCCGCCGCTTTTTCCTATTATAATAAGGAAGTCAAAAAAGAAATGAAGCCTGTTAAGCTATATTTAGCAGGTCCTATAACGGGCGTATCGGAAGCAAAAGCCAAATTTGAGTGGGCAAAAACCTGCTTAGAGCGTTACGGATATATCGTTGTTACACCATTCGAGAATGGTTTGCCCGATGATGCGAAGTACGAAGATCACCTTAAAGCTGACTTTAAACTGATAGATCAATGCGACGCAATTGCGCTAATGCCTGGTTGGGGTGATAGTTTAGGATGTATGCGCGAAATTAGACATTGTTATGATGTGAATAAAAAGACGGCTTACTTGTTAGACTTTCAAGGCTTGTATTGGTGTGTTTGGAAGTATATTCATCTTGATAACATGCTGTCATCTATTTTTAGATTAGAAAAAAACCATGAGTTTGTTCTAATCAGAGAGAATAATAATAGAGGTATCTATTTCCTTTTATCTGTATATATATCAATGATAAAGGATCGAACTAAATATGCCGATGTTATTCAATAAATATATTGTGCAGATAGAAGATAAGCGCTTAGCTGAGCTTATCTTATACTGGAACTACTTCGACAAGCCGTGTAACTTATTGTTTATGAAGCCAAAAACAGAGGGATTAGCAGCCGTAAAAGTAACGGTTGATACTCCGGAGGCTGCCGATTTTCTGTTGCATGCGAAAAATAAAATCAATTTTAAATTGTTTAATGATGAAAAATCTTAAGAATGAAAACGATATTGAATGCTAAAGAAGAAGCTTTTATGGAAGCTCTTGCTATACTGATGGAAGAGCATAACGTTTTAATCAGTGCGGCTGAAGGTTGCGTCGGTTTTTGCGTTGATTGTAATATTGATCACATTATAATGTTACCTCAAGATGAAGTGTTTTCAGGCAATGAAATATTTGATTTTATCAGTGAAAATACTTAAGTAAATAACCGTATGAAACAAAACAAATCACCACCGCACCACTTCACCTCATAGAGTAAAAAACAGGTGAGTAGAAGCACCTAACGTTAACAAATGTGTAATAGCCCTGATTATTTCAGGGCTATTTTTATGTAATATATAAATAGTGTTAATTACCAAAAGATTTATTGATATTGTATTTGATAGCATTTATAAAAGGCTTATCTTTGACACATCCAATTAATACTAACAATTATAAAACAGGTGGCAACTGTACAATTCAGCTTATTATTATGAAAACTTACGAAGTATCTTACTCGGGAAATTCTAGCAGATTTGATGGTTTTACAAGCATGGTAAATGCTGAAAGTAAAAGAGAGGCTGTTGAAGCCGTTTATCAATCAGTATTAGACGAAAATTATTTTCCGCAGGAAGATGGAACAATCCAAGATTGCACAGGTTATGAGATTGCAGATGCCACTGATACTTATATTGAGTATGATGGCGGATATTTCAGCGCTGAATTAGTCTTAGAAAAAGTTCAGATATCACACGATGTAGATGGTTATCCTAATGCTACAATAAGCGAAAACTACGAGTCTTGGTTTGTGGATCTAGGACTTGGACTTGGAGAAGCTGAATATTATAAGGCTGATTGGACGCTTGAAGCGGCTATTGAAGATCAAATAAATATAGGTATAGAATAGAATGACAGATAACCCAAGACTGCGCATAGGCTCTCGTATACGAGAGCTGCGCAAAGAAAAAGGATACAGCACACGTAAACTTGCAGAGTTAGCAGAGATAACCGGTGCCAACGTAGTCAACATTGAGAATGGAAAGTATAGCGTAGGCTTAGACGTGTTAAGCCGCATCTGCAAAGCACTTGAAGCAGATATAAAAATAGAAAAGGCAGCCGAATAAGCTGCCTTTTTTTTATGGTCTACCAAGAAATTCAACAATTGCATCGTGTTGTAAGGGTGTTAATGCGCGTTGGCGTGGCTGATAATGTAATAGTTGTAGTTTGTCTGTTAGTTCCTGATTAAGGTTTATCCATTTTTTAAGTTGTGTTACGGCACTTCTTGCGGTTGATCTTGGGAAATACTGTTGAGCTAAGTCGCTTACATAGATTGCTTTCATTCTTTTTATGTGATTTATAGGGTTAAAAAAACAGTTCGTAGTAAACAATAGCTTACTACGAACTAATTAGTCTGTTATTACATAGTAATTGATGCTTTACTTAGTGATTATCCGTTGGGATCATCATCATCATCACCGGGGATAACCGGAACATCGGGATCAATAACAGGCTCTGTGCTGCCCGATACTGATTTGGTTAATACTCGCGTGAAACTTTGTGCGCTTGCGTTGGTCAACTCCTTAACAAGCGTACCCGGGCGAAATTGGATCGTTGTCTTTTTGATGTTCGCCTGGGTAAACTCTTTTTTGGTTGCTGCGCCTGTGCTGCGAACCTGAATTTGAAACGTGCCTAAGGTCTCTAACTTGACTATTCTGCCGTTGCTCATGTGCTTTTTCATTTGCTTGATCAGCGCACGAATAACGTTCAGCACGTCACCATCCGTGAGCGATGTTGCATAAGCTACATCTTCAGCTATTTCATTGATTTCAACCGTTCCGGTAGCTTGCGCCTTGGCGAAGTATTTCTTTTCTTCGGTCGGTTTTTGAGGATTGCGCATAAGCGCTAATGAGTAATGTATTGCCATACTTGTTTTTTTGTTAATAAATACTTTATCTGTGTGATCACGTTGCAAATATGGCATAGTTGAGCCTATTGGCGTGGTAAATATAATAATAAGCCGTCAATTTTGCATATTTCTGTCTCTTTTTTTATATTTGTGCAACCAACCCGAACGATTTATGAAACGAGCTGATTTACTTAAAAAAAGAGACCTGAAGTTAGTAGAGACGTTTTACCAACTTTATGACGTAAAGAGATTGCGAATAGATGATGTTCTCAAAGAATTATCTAACAAATTCTTTATCACGGAAAACACGGTGTTCCGGATTATTTTCCGCAATAAAGACAATCAGGCATATTATGATATGATTAAGAATAAAAGTTAAGTCTCAGGCGAATATTCAGGGAATGGCATTTCAGGCGGCACCACGTCAGGAATGCCATTTTCTATTGTAATATCCTGATTAGTCATAGTCTCTTCGTTAAACAACCGTTCAGCGCTATAATCATGTATTTCACACTCAAAGGTTATGCGGTAAAGATTACCTGCACCGCCGCTGTCTTCACGCTTCATATCCGTTTTGCGCATGGCTGAAAAAGTCGTTCCAGGCTTGCCGTGGAAGATGGCGTTAAGTTTGGTTAGCACATCGAGGTAGTCTAATGCGTTATCCTGCATGATGGCACCCATGTAGGTGTCGCTGAACGTCTCGTAGAAGAGATGTAAATCAATCTGCGTAGTGAGATGTTGCACCAGGGCACCGGTGTCGTTAGCCTCTATCACATTAAATTCAACGAAGACAGCCGGACAGTCGAACGGCAATTCTTCGGTCAGGTAATTAACCTGCTCGTGCCACAAATCTATATGCTTAATAATCGGTTGGTCGTTATCATCAAGCAACTTGTCTATTATTCGCTGACCTATTTCTTTGTAAACCTCTTTCCAATAAACCATATTTTTTTTTATTTAAAACGTTTATCAATTTCGTTTAGTACCCATGAGTCAAGGTTGCGCAGTAACGTTTGACTCTCACCCATAAACTGCCGTTTTGGTATCTTTATCCGGCTGCCAACTCGCTTCATTGCCAACCCCTTAAAATACAACGCACGTGTGTTCATGGATATGCTGGCTTTGCTGCGGCTCATTTCCCCACTTTTGCGCCTCCCTACTTTTCCGCTATACTTGTAAAACATCGCCCAAAAAAAACGCTTCATCTTGGCGGTGACAACAATCTCACCGCCATTGTTGTGCAGGCTTGCGTATGGTGCAATGCCATCCGTGTAGAACTCAACGTCTAGGTTCTTGCTGGTGGCCTTGATGCTTCTTTTCAATGTGCCCGACTTCACCAATATGGAGCCACCGCTTGTTTCAAGCGTACGCTTAGGCCACGCTTGTAGGCTGTTATCAAGAAAGCCTTGCCGGTTGAAATTTTGCACAAAGAAGTTAACACCCTCAACCTTAGCATATGCATGCGCATCTTTAACAAGGCTGCGCAATAGCTTTCCAAATTCCTTTATATCCTGTTCGGGGTCTGTGCTCATAGCTTTTCGAGTATAGTATCGTTATACTGTTTAAACGCTGTTTTAACAACGTTTTTGCCTTTGATAAACACAAGTGTTAAGCCGTCTGTCTGCTCATTGGGTTTGATGCTTTGGATCGCATTGTGCAGCTTGGCTTTGTCAATCTCTTCGTTCAGGTTGAGCACAACATAACTACATTCGTTGGAAATAGCATCGTTTACGGCATTGCGCACATTAGCAGGCTTGTCGATGTTACGCTGCAAGCCGGGCTTTTTCGCAATTTCATAATCTTGTTGCAACACATCCTTAGCGTTAATCAATGGTTTGATTCTAACCTTTAAGTCTAGTTCGGCCGATAGCTTACGAGCGTTGTCGAGCAACACCGGTAAGCGTTTGCTGTCTGCAAAGTCACTGATCATGACGGTTGACTTCTTGTCACGGCTGTATGGTGCAAAAGCTTTTTGCAGCTCAATGCTGTTATTTACCTTAGCCAAATCTTTAGACGGTATGGAGAAATAAGGATGTTTCTCAACAAACACCTCACCCGTTTTGCCTACATTGTTCGCAAACCTGTAATCAATGTCAATCTGAGGCGTGCCGGCTGTTTCGGTTTCGGCTGTAGGTTCTACATGGCAGCGGCAACGAAATCCGTTTGGCGGGTAGTTGATGTTCCAAAACGCATCATCTACGGGCTTAATGGTGCCGTCAAGTCCGGCATGTTCAGGCCTTGTGTTTTGGTCGTTAACAGCCACATATTTCAGGTTGGGAAAAAGGTTCTTGGTTTGTTCGTAACCGCCCCATTTTTCGGCCATCTGTGCGCTACCTACTGCCGTGTCATTTTCGGCCGATAACCAATTTTCATTGTAGTTTTCGTTGACTTTTAAGGCCTGTGTACGAAACTCGGTAAACGGCCGTTTCTCGCCTTTTTCGTTGACCAGCAAGCCGCTTAACTCGCGCAGTTGTTGATAGCTCTTTGCGCCTGAAAAACGATACAGATTCTCGCGAATAGTCTGTGCGGTTGTGCGGTTTGCCGCATCCGCATCGGTGAAGCTATCACCCCAACCGTCGGCAGCGGCTTTGCGCAGCTCTTTATAGGTTTCATTGAATAAGTCTATGTCTATGCTTCCGGCTTCTACACCGTTGTCATACACTGACTGCATTACACGCTCAAATATATTGCCGAAAGCCGATGCTGTTAAGGCGCTTACAGCATCAACTTTTTTTTTTACCGTTGCCGTTGGAGCAGGTGCCGCTTGCTTGGCTGAAACAATCGGTAAACCTGTCTTAGCCTTGATTTCTTCAGGATCAAAATCGAATAGCCCGCCTAGCTTGGTGATTGCATCAATGTAAGTTGCCACATTCATTTTTTCGGCATTATCCCACTGCAAGGTTTTACCCTCTAAGACACGATAGACAGGCGACAACTTAACCAAACGTGGCAAAATTTCGGTGTTAAAGTAATAGCCAAACATCATCTTGTCGGCATTGTGTCGCTTCTCTTCAACCCGCTCATGCACCTGAGCCGTGCCTACGTAGGCCTCTTCCGTCGTGGTACCGGTTTGCCCCAAGATTCTGCGACTAATCTGCATATCACCACGTTGCAACAACGGGTTAAAGGCATTGCTGCCGGAGCTGGCCATTTCCTTTCCGATTTCTATTTTTTCATCACCTTGCAGCACACCGAAATGATTACTGCTAAACATCGACAACATGTCAAACAGCTCATCACGTCGCTTCACGTCCAGGCGGCTAGTAGTAGCGAATATAGGCGGTATGCCATATTTTTCCACGTAACTTAACCAACTGCCTAATCCTAACTTCTTAGCCAGGATAATAATCGCCAATTCGTTGAGCATACCCAACGACCAATCGTTGCCAAACTGCACAAAGTAATTAGCCAAAGCCCCTTCTTTATAGGATAAGCCCGTAGTGTCACCGTCTCTGTTTAAGATGATACCTTTAGGTGCCACGAAGTTACATTGCGGGTACTCTTCAATCTCTTTCAGCTCCATGTTATCCGGTCGAAGCTCACTCATGCGCACAAGCGTTGGACCTTGCAGCAAGCACTTGATATATAGCTTTTTCAAGTCTTGCATCCAAGGACGTTCAAGCAGCAAGGTAGCGGCTTCATCTTCCTTTCCGTTTTTATCCACGATGATGCAGCTTGCTTGCTGCAAGGCTAATGCACGGTTATCGAATGTCGTTTGCAGGTGGTCATCCAAATAAAGAGACTCATACACACGGTACAAAGCGCTACGACTGGGGTTGTCAGGATCGGTGGCACCTGCCACACCCATTATCCAGTCTTTAATCTCTTTCTCACGGTAAGAAATGGCTTGCCGCTCATAGCCTCCATCTGTGGCACTTCGTTGATAATACTCATTAAAGATGGTGTTATTTGCCACACTTTTTACGATGTTTTGCTCTACCTCTTTTGATAAGCCGCCGTTGCGTGTTGCTAATTTCAACAAGTTGTTGATTAGCTTATGTTGCCAGTTGATTTTAGACATAGTTTTCAGTTTTTTTAGAGTTGCCCCACATTAATTTCTCTGTTCCGTCTTCGTTGGTCACAATTGGTAAGTCTATCAATGTCATCTTACCATCTGCTACACGTTGCAGCAAGCTGTAAGCCTGATCTTCGAGGTCGGAATAATCGGCAGGCACTTTGCGCGCTGCATTCCTGCGCACGGCGGCATAGGTCACCAGCTTGGCGATAATCTCAACCAACAACGGGTTACGCATAACTGTCTCGCCATCGAATATTTCATCAATTTTATACAGGCCGAACAGGTAGGCTTTAACCTTGCCAATGGCATTAGCTTCTAGCTCATCAAGCATTTCGGTTTGGCCTTGTATGCTTGACGTTAACATATCATCTCTTATGATATTCTTGAGGTCGGTGTCATTAATGTATATCATAGTTACCAAGTATATTTACGTTTCATTTTTCCAAGTGAATAGGGTAAAGAGTTTTTGTTGTCTTTAGTGTCTTCGGGGCTGTCGGTGTACATCTCCAGCTTAACAATTGCTTGCTGATCTGCGTCAGGTGAATCATCGTGTTCGGTCATACCAGGCTCAACCGCTAGCAATTGATTTTTACCTACATGATAGTCGGGGCTAGCCTTTAAC